TGGGCTATTCATTATCGCATCGGCCTGGGTAAGCAGCCAGTTGCTGGCGTCCTGGTTGCCGGGGGGCGGGGCGCAGATACGGATAACGAGTGTGATGTCGCCCACGTTGTACGTAAACGCTTCAACGGTGGGTAGTTCCAGAAAGAACGTCATTGGGCGGGCGTTGCGCGGGTCGGTGACAATCTCGTAGCCAAGGTTCAGCGCGGTAAGCGCGGTCTTGGTTGCGTTGACAGCGTCCCACAGGATGCCTGATACCGGCATTACGCCACCTGCGGACGGCCAACGCCGAGCAGCTGCAAGATGCGGCCGAGGGCGGACGGCACTGGGATGGTGCCCATGGCGTCAAACGAGGCAAAGGAATCCGCTGAGCCTCTTTCCCTGTACAAAAGAGCGGCATACATGATTGTGCCGAGCGTGACGTCGCCGCCTGGGCTGACAGTTAGCTCGTCGGTCAGGTACCCGGATTCCTGCCTGCGACGGTACGCAAACGCGTTAGCGGCCGACACACACTTCGTGATAAAGGCGGTGTCGTTTGCGGATGCGACTGCGATACCGAGCCAGGATTCCACGTCAGCGTTGGTCACCCATGTGCAAACAGGGTTCCATTCCAGCAGGCCGTAAGGCTCGACGGCATAGTACACAACGTCTGTGCCAGAGTTTTGGTACAGCACCTGGTTAGGCACCGGGTTGTCGTAGTTGTACTGCAACTCGCCGAGGTTGTCCACCCCGATGAACTCGTACTGCGGCAGGGCCGTGACGATGACGCCCGAGTCGTTAAACGAGGCGCTGACGCCTGTGATCTCAACTTCTTGGCCGACGGTGACGTCAACGTTGGTCAGCAGTTGAACGACTGCGTAGTCGTCCAGGCGCATGGCCCGAACGACGTACGCAATCTCCGACATGGCTCTACCTGGCGTGAATCAGGCGAGCGCGATGCTCTGCACCTGGTCGGCGTCCGCGATGAACGTTGCGACGTAGCCGTAGTAGCTGAACGTGCGTCCGAGCGTCGACGGGGCCTCGACGGACATGAGTCCGCGGATCTGCTCGTAGAACTCGATTGCGGTTCCGCGGGCGACCACCATGGTGTTGGAGGCGAAGTTGCGGTCTGCGACGAGGTTGAGTCCAAACGGGTTGAACGTGTTTGCTTGGGTGATGTTGGCGGAGCCTGCACCGTTGACGCCCATGAGACCGGCGGCGCCAACGTACGGGAAGACGTTGCGCTTGTCTGCGTCGAGCTGACGGCCGAGCAACTCCCACACGTTCGGGGACACGAAGATGTGATCCGGCAGGAAGTTGGTGTCGGTCAGGATGTTGACTGCCGCGCCGTAGAGGGCCGTGATGAGCGTGGTCGGGTCGGTCTGGTTGACCGTCCAGGTTGCGCCCGATGCCTGGGCACCCGAGGTGATGGCGTCAGCGGCGACATTGTCCGACTGCAACAGGTACTGCCCTGCGAGATCGCGCAGGATGATCTCCATGGCGGCCGGGCTGGTGAAGTCGACGTCCTGCACCGACAGGGTGACCTGACCGGCGAGCGTGGTCTTGCTGATGACGTTGGACGCAATGACAGGCGTGGTGGCCGACACCGGGTTCAGTTCCGGCGACTGCGCCGCAACCGAGGTGTGGGTCGTCCAGGTCGGACGGATGAACGTCTTCTGGTTGCCGCCATCGGGCATCGCCCTTGCGCCCACGGCTGCCACGACAGGCCTGATGTAGTTCAGATCCTGGAACACAGGCCCAAGCACCATCTGGTTCAAGAGGCCCGGGGTGTCGCTGCTGAGCGTGTCGCCAGCGGCGGCCTGGAAGGCGGACTTGCGGGAATCTGCGAAGTCCTTGACTGCGCCCTGCACGTTGCGGAACGTTTCGCCGCCGATGTGGTACGCAGCGAGGTACTCGCCCGGCGTGGGCAGGTCGAAGCGGCGCTTGGGCTGCGCGGGGAGCGCGGGGGTCGGAATGGCTGCGGCCTCGACGACCTCTGCCTGTGCGGGTGTGGCTTCCACGATGGGTTCCTCCTCTGGAACTTCTGGGGTTGTGGGTTCGTCGGGATCTGTCGCCGCTTGCGCAGCTACTTCTGTGATGGTAGCACCAGCGAACGCCGGTATGGGTACCAAACTCAATTCCAGCCATTCGGCTTTTGTGACGGTGATGCGGCCCTGCTTGTCCTCGGAGAACTCAATCGGGTTTACACCAACCGAGACGTCCATGACACCGTCGGCTGCCAGCACCAGGGCTTCGTTGCCGAGCTGGGTGCGGCTGATCTTCATGGAGGCCAGCATGGCTTCGTCGGTGTCGACACGTTCGGCCACGATGCCGACCGGCATGGTCGAGTCGTGGTACATGAAAACGCGGGGGGCCTTGCCGTCCACCGGGAGCGAACCGGGCTTGAACATGACTTCCTGCCCGCCCGAGACGGTGGCAAACACGTTGTACGGCACCGCGATGGCGTCGATGCGGCGTTCGCCTGTTTCGCCCTGTTCGGCTTTGACAGTGATGGTGTCAGCGGTAAAGCGGATCATGCCAGTTCCTCCTGGGTGTTTTCTTCCACGTCAATCATTTCGCGGGTGGTGTTTGCGTCGTCCATTTCACCCAGGTACTCGTCGTAGTCAAACTCGACGAACGTGCCGTTCGGCAGGATGTTGTTTGCGGACAGGGTGGACGCGATGACTTCGGCGTAGGCCTTGGTTCCGTACAGCCACAGATCCCAGCGGGATTCACGGCTGTTCGTGTACGCGTATGAGCCGGTCGGGACGCCCAGCAAATAGGGCGGGATGTTGCAGATCTGCGCCATTTGCAACGCCGAAAACTGGGCTGACTCGATAAGCAGCATCTTGTCGGGGGTGGCCGTTGTCGGTTCGTACGTCAAGAACTCGTTAAGGGCGGCGGTCTGGTTGGAGGCGCGGGCGGCGTTGAACGCGGCTGACAGGTCGGCTAGTTCTTGGGCGCTAAGAGGTTCGCCACCCACCTGGCGCAGGATGCCTGACGGGATGGATGAGGCCGCGTTGCGGAGCCGGGCTTCCTCGATGCGTAGTGCGGTGGCGATGGTTTGCTCCGACGAGTAGATCAATCCCTGCGTCGAGCCGATGAATTGCACGACGTTTGCCGGGTCGAGCATTTCACCGTTGAAGTACAGCTCGTTGGACGGGGCGTACCACACGGGGCCGACCTGGTCGGGGGTGGTGATGGAGCCGGTCGGCAGGCGTGTAAACGAGGCGGGGTAGCCGTCTTGGGTGCGGCTGGTGACGTACCAGAAGGCGCGGCCGTAGAAGAACAGGTCGTCAAATGTCCAACTTATGAGCGTTTCATAACTGATGGACGGGTCGGGTCGGCGCAGCCAGGATCGCGGCGCCAGGTATTCGTCGGTCATTTCACGGGTGGTGTCATCCCAGCGTTCCCGATACATGACCAACGGCATCGCGGACAGCACGTTTGCGTGGAGGTCGCGGGCGCGGCTAATGGCGGGCACCTGCATGGCGCGGTTGCGAGCCTCGCCCTCCTGGTAGGTGTAATACTGGCCGATAAGGCTGATACCGGCGCTGTTTGGTGAATACCCGCCGACAGCTGCGCGCACCTGCGGTTCAGCCGGTGAAATCTGCGCCTTGGTTTCTTTGCGTGTAAACAATGCCATGATTCGAGTGTGTGGCCTCACCCGACATGAGACCAACAGTCACACCATACACAACTACGAGACAACGAGCATGGGTTTCTGTTTGGTTTGCGGACGGCTGATAAGGGCGATGGCCCATACAGCGGTGCGGGCCACCTCGATAGGGCCAGGCGATTTCTGGCTGGACAGGACGTAGCCCTGCGCGGTCTTGACGCCGACGGCACGGTTCATGTGTTCAGACAGGGTGCGGGCGTTCGTGTGTACGACCCGTCCCTCCTGGATCATGGAGCGCACCAGGCTGGTGAACTTCAACAGTTCGCCGTAGCCGACGAGGGCTGACCGGCGCCGCAGCTCTGGCGGCAGGTGCAGATCCAGCGTCGGGGTGACAGCCAGGTTTACGGTTTTGTCGGCCATGACACGCTCGACCTCGGCCCACATGGCCTCCTCGGAATCAACGACAAACTCGACGTCCACCATGACTTGCCCGTCAGACATGGTTGCCCGGGTGCCGACATAGCGGGCCTCGTCCACCGACGAGTCAATGGCAAGTACCCCACCGCTAGGCATGGCTCGGGTGGTAGCGCACGAATCCCATACGCCTGGGTCGAGCATGGCGCCCCGCGTTGTAATCCATTGGTTCAGGTGCGCCCGGAGAAACGATTCCTTTTTGGCGGCGGCCCGCAACGCTTCGATGGTGACGGTGGTGCCCAGAGCTGGGTTGGCCCAACCCCACCAACGTTCGTCTTTCGGGTCGGCACCCATCGGCATCGACCACTCGGCAAAGTAGGTGTCGGTTTGGTTGCCGGTGTCAATGTCCGCCAACGCCTGCTCCCGCATATGAATCATGGTGTGAGAGCTCATGTCGCCAGCGGTCGAGAAACACGCCAGTAGCGGGTTTGGTCGCGCAATCATCGAGGGCCGCAAAGCGTCATCCATGACAGTCGGCGCAATGTTCCACAGCTCGTCCACCACGATCAGGTCGTACGACCCACCATGCAGGCGGGCGGACGCGGCCCGGATTTCCCAGGTTGAGCCGTCCGGCATCGTCACCTTCTTACGCCCGATGGCCTGCAACTGTTTAGCCCCGAAACGCTCCACCAGCACCGGGGCAAGAGCCGTGAAAATAGCCTCCGCACGATCCAACTGGTTCGCCGTCGACAAGACGTGCTGCGGCCGACCCAGCCGGGCGGCGTGTTCAGTCACCCACCACCCAATCATCGACGTCAACAACACCGACTTACCCTGCTGACGAGCCGTCGACACCAAAGCCTCCCGGCGCCGCAACCTGCCCCCGTCATGCTCCAACATCCCCGTCACCGCATACGACTGCCACGGCATCAAAGGCATCAAATGTGTTGCGGCCCAAGCCTCCACCTGGGGGCCGTACGAGTCATCCCCAAACCTGGCCGCTTCCAGTCTGGGCTGCTCCCGACCGGTCAGGGCTGGTTTGTCCTGAACCGAGCTAGTCGTAGTCAATCCGTCTTCCTCTCCCTTCATAAAAGATATCTCCCCCGT